CAGCGCCACAACCCGCGGCCGCCCGGCGTCATCCGGCGCGGCTCGGCCACGCACCTGGTGCTGATGCACCTCCGGTCGCGACCGGGCTTCGTGCGCCACTGGCAGATCCAGATCGCGACCGGCCTGTCGCCCAAGGCCGTCGATTGGGCGCTGATCTTCCTTCGCCACCGCGGCCTGGTCGATGCCGTGCCCGATGGCATGCACAGCCGCTACCTGCGCTACCGGGCCCGGCCGGGCGCCCCGATGCCGGCATTGGGGGGTGACGAGCCGTGAACTTTTTCAAGCTCTACATCGGCGACTACCAGCGCGACACGGGCCACCTGTCCGTGATGGAGCACGGCGCCTACCTGCTGATGCTGCAGCACTACTACGCCACCGAGCGGCCCCTGCCGCTGCCCCCGGCGCTCTACCGCCTGCTGCGCGCCCAGGACCGCGCGGAGCGCGACGCCGTGGATGCCGTTGCGGCCCAGTTCTGGACTCAAACCCCGGACGGACTGGTCAACGAGCGCGCCGACGCCGAGATCGCGAAAGCAGCCGATCAAGCCAAGACCAACGCACGGATCGCCCGCGATCGAACCACGAATCGTGCAACGAATCGTGCAACGAACCGTGAACGAACCGTGAACGAACCGTCGACGAATCGACAACCTAACCAGACACCAGACACCAGACACCAGACTGAAGAGAAAACACACGCTAAGGGAGACCTTAGCGACACCAAGAGCGAGCCCGTGGGTTTTGAGCCCGCAGGGCTTGCCTTGGACCCCGGGGAGCACCCGCCAGACCCGCCGCCAAGTCCGCCGACCATGGCGGCAGCCGTGTGCGTGGCCATGCGATCGCAGGGGATCGGATCGACGAACCCGGGCCACCCGAAGCTGATCGCGCTGCTCGATGCCGGAGCGCAGATCGACGCCTTCGTCGGGGCTGCGCGAGAGGCCCGCGATCGAGGCAAGGGCTTTGCCTACGCGCTGGGCATCGTCGGCGGCCAGCTCGCACAGGCCGAGGCCAGCGTGGCTGCTGCAGCCGCTGCGGCGACTCGCGCCCCCCAACGCAACGGCCTGAGCGCCGCTGAGCGCGCCGCCGAGGCTGTTGCCCGCCTCACCGGCCGGCGCGACGGCCAACGACCCATGAGGACCATCGATGCAAACGACCTGGGCTGATCGCCTGTTCGGCCGGCTGGCCGCGATCTACGGCGCGCCAAAGCTCGCGTCCATGTGGCCTGAAGACGACCTCGAGGTGCGCCAGGCGTGGGAGGAGCAACTGCGCCGCTTCACGCCCGACGTGCTGCGCCAGACGCTGCAGGCCATGGTCGATTCGGGTCGGGAGTGGCCGCCGACCCTGCCCGAGTTCGTGGCCGCGGCGCGCGGGTTTTCGAGGCCGGAGCATGCGCCGATCTCGCTGCCCGCGCCCTCGGCCACGGAGCTGGCCGCTGCCGCGCAGCAGATCCAGGCCATCGCTGGCGCGGTGACCCGCCAGCCCGGGTGGGACTACCTCGACTGGGCCAAACGGCCACGCTCGATGCACGCATGGCTGCTTGCGCAGCGCGGCGCCGAAAGCGACCCACGCCTGCGCGACATCGTGCGCCACCACATCGCCACCCAAGGGCGCGATTGCCTGTGCGACGACGCGCGCAAGGCTGTCCTCGCGGCAGGCGCCGCCCAGCCGGAGGTCGCGTGACGTGCGACGCATGCCTGGCTCGCGACGCCAGCCCGGTGTCGGGCCGCTACCGCCTGCAGTGCCTGCCCTGCTGCGTGCGCCTGCTGCTGTCGACGCACCCGTCGCGCGTACAGGCCACGGGCATGCTCGCAGCGATCGAGCGGTTCCCGCAGTCCCCTCCAAGGGCCGACATCCTCGACGGCGTGCGCCTGGCCCTGCAGGAGCGCGCATGACTCCCAAGCCGCGCAAGTACCGCAACGAGCCGACCGTGCTCGACGGCCAGCGCTTCGACTCCCGCCGCGAACTCAACCGCTGGCTGGAGCTGCGCCTGCTCGAGCGCGCAGGCGAGATCCGCGAGCTGCAGCGCCAGGTCGCCTACGAGCTGGTGCCCGCGCAGCGCGACTGGCATGGCCAGCACGTCCGCGCCGTGCGCTACGTCGCCGACTTCGTGTACCGCACCGCCACCGGCGTCCTGATCGTCGAGGACGCCAAGGGCATCCGCACCCCCGAATACCGCCTGAAGGCCAAGCTGATGCTGTGGCGTCACGGCATCACCGTCATCGAGAGCTGAGGAGAGCCAGATGCTGCCGAGCCCCGAAACCATGGACCGGGTCGTGGGATGGTCCTGCGCCGCCGCCGCCGTTGTCGCAGGCTGGATCCTGCTGGCCGAATCGATGGGATGGATCGCGCGATGACCCCGTTCTCGCACTGCCGCACCGACTATGCCTGCGCCCTCGAGGCGCCTCGATCCACCGGCATGCGCGCCTGGGCGTGGCGCATGCTGCGCTGGCTGCTGAGGGCCGCGCGATGAGCTCGCCGAATCCGTTTGCCCCGGTCGATGCTGCACTCAGCGCCCACGCACGGCTGTCCTCGCTGCCCACGCGCCGGCTCAACCCGCTGGGCATGGACCGAGTCGCCATGGAGCAGGCCGGGATCCGATTCCGGCCCACCGACACGCCCGTCCTGCGCGAGCGCGTCATGCAGGCCGCCATCTCGCTTGGCGGCGTCGCGACCATCAACGCGCTGGCGCAGGCCACCGGCATGGAGCGCCATGCGGTCAAGCACGCGGTCGAGGGCATGATCGAGCGCGGCCTGATGGCGCGAGGCGAGAAGATCGCACGCGACGACGGGCACGGCGGCGTGCAGATGCTGTTTCGGGTCGCCGCCGCGAGCCCGTGGGATGTCTGAGACGTGGGTCGGCCGAGCAAGCTGTCGCCGGACCAGTGGCGAGAGGTCGAGCGCCGGGTGGCCGCTGGCGAGGTCATCCGAGCCCTGGCGCGCGAGTTCGGCGTGTCCGAGGCTGCGATCCGGCAGCGCGGAATATCTGCGCGAACTTCGCAAGTGCGAAGTGTGGCCGAGCAACTTGCCGCTGCGCAGACCGAGCTTGCCAAGCTGCCGGTGCCGCAGCAGCACCTGGCCATCCAGCTCGCGGACGAACTGCGCGAGATCAGCCAGCACCTGGCCGCCGCAGCGCGCTACGGCAGCGCCACCGCGCACCGCCTGGCGGCCGTGGCGCATGCCCAGGTGCAGCAGCTCGATGACGTGGAGCCGATGACCGAGGCGTCCTTCGTGGCGCTCAAGGGCGTGGCGGCGCTCACTCGCATGGCCAACGACGCCGCCCAGGTCGGCCTCAACCTGCTCAAGGCCAACGAGGACGCCATCAAGGAGCACAACGATCGGGCCAGGCAGCAGGCCAAGCGGGTGACCCGCATCGAGATCGTGCCGATGCAGCCGGAGTAGGCACCGCGCTCGGTGGCAAGCATGGCAGGTTGCCCGGCCATGCCAGAGGTCACCGCCCAGATTCACCTGCCGCCCAAGCTGGTGCCGGTCTTCACCGGCGAGGCTGACGTGCGCGGCGCCTACGGCGGGCGCGGCAGCGGCAAGACCCGATCGTTCGCCAAGATGACGGCGGTACGGGCCTACGCCTTCGCCGAGGCTGGCATCAGCGGGCAGATCCTGTGCGCACGCAAGTTCCAGAACAGCCTGGCCGACTCGAGTCTCGAGGAGATCAAGCGCGCGATCGAAGACGAGCCGTGGCTGCGCGACGCCTTCGAGGTTGGCGAGACCTATGTGCGCACTCTGGACGGCCGAGTCGAGTACACCTTCGCCGGCCTCGAGCGCAACATCGACAGCATCAAGTCCAAGGGCCGCGTGCTGCTGGCCTGGGTGGACGAGGCCGAGGGCGTCAGCGACGAGGCGTGGAACATTCTCGGACCGACGCTGCGCGAGGAGGGCGACGGATGGTCCGCCGAGCTGTGGGTGACGTGGAACCCCAAGCGAAAGGGGTCGGCCACCGACAGGCGGTTTCGGCAGACCAAGAGCTCGCGCATCAAGGTCGCGGAGATCAACTGGCGCGACAACCCGCGATTCCCGCGCGTGCTGGAGCGCCAGCGCCAGGACGACCTGCGCGAGCGGCCTGACACCTACGATCACGTCTGGGAGGGCGCCTACGCCACCGTCGTGGCCGGCGCCTACTTCGCCAAGCACCTGACCGTAGCGCGCGCCGCCGGGCGCGTCTGCCGCGTGGCGCCAGACCCGCTGCTGACGCTGCGGGCCTTCACCGACATCGGTGGCACTGGCAAGCGGGCCGACAGCTTTGTGTGGTGGGTAGCCCAGTTCATCGGGCGCGAGGTCCGGGTGCTCGACCACTACGAGGCCGTGGGCCAGCCGTTGGAGTCGCACCTGCTTTGGGCCCGCAACCGCGGGTACAGCCCGGACCGGATGCAGGTCTGGCTGCCGCATGACGGGGTGACCCACGACAAGGTGTTCGACGTGAGCTACGAGTCGGCGCTTGACCGCGCCGGCTACACCGTCACTGTGGTGCCCAACCAGGGCACGGGCGCTGCGATCGCGCGCATCGAGGCGTTGCGCCGGCTTTTCCCGTCGATCTGGTGGGATGCCGACCGCTGTTCGGCCGGACTGGACGCACTCGGCCACTACCACGAGAAGCGCGACGAAGCGCGCGACGTGGGACTGGGGCCCGAGCATGACTGGTCGTCTCATTCGGCCGATGCCGCTGGCCTGATGGCGATCGTGGCCGAGGACCACATGCGAGGCGGATCTGCCCAGGCTGCCGCAGCCGCCCAGTTATCGCGCCGCCGCCGCAGCGGGATGGCCGCGTAGCGCGCGTGCCAAGGATGGCAAGGTGCCCGCGTCTCAGCATGCGGGCTGCTCATGGGTGCCACTCTCGACTTGCGCAAGGCGCACCTGTCTCGCCAGCACGGCGACCTCACGGCGATTTACACCTGGATCAACGACGAGCGCGCCATGGTGCTGCTGCCGACCTACCGAACGGGCGCGCCCTGGTACGTCGTCTGCGAGTCGGCTGCGTACAAGTACGACGACCCGGCCTATCTGGCCCGCCAGTGCGTCACGGCCTGTGAGGTGCTCGGCATCGAGCCATCGACGCCCAACTGGTCGCGCGTGGCTTCGATCATCCACGAGGGCCTTCCCGAGCTGATTCGGATGCCGTCGGCGCCGCTGCCCGAGTACCTGCGCGGCAGTTTCGGGCACATGGAGCTGCGCGCCGATGGCCAGGTGATCGCCGGCGAGGACATTCGCATCGAGCGCGAAGGCGCCGCGTATGGCTGACCCGTTCGACATCCGGCCCGGTCGACGCAGCGAGCCGCAGACGCTCGACAGCGCCGGCCAGGTGCCGGTCCCGGTGCAAGGCGATCCGCTGGACGGCGAGGCGGCCCGCGGCGAGCTTCGTCAGCTGCTCGAGTGGTACTACTACGAGAAGGAGCGCCAGTCGCTCAACCGCCTCGACATGGCGATGGACTGCGACTTCTACGACAACCTCCAGTGGGACCCGGAGGATGCCGCGACGCTGCGCGATCGAGGCCAGATGCCGCTGGTCTACAACGAGGTGGCGCCGATGGTCGACTGGCTGATCGGCACCGAGCGGCGCGCCCGGGTCGATTGGCGGGTGCTGCCGCGCACCGAGGACGATGTCGAGCTGGCCGACGTCAAGACCAAGGTGCTGAAGTACGTCAGCGACGTCAACCGTGTGCCGTTCCTGCGCTCGCGGGCCTTCGCCGACAGCATCAAGGCCGGCGTGGGGTGGATGGACGACGGCGTGCGCGACGACCCGACCGAGGACATCCTGTACTCGCGCTACGAGGACTGGCGCCAGGTGATCTGGGACAGTTCGGCCTACGAGCCGGACCTGTCGGACGCGCGCTACCTCTTCCGGTGGCGCTGGGTCGACGAGGATGTGGCCAAGCTGCTGTTCCCGAAGCGGCGCCGGCAGATCGAGATGGCGGTCGAAGAGGCAACCACCTACACCACCGACGGGTGGGAAGAGGAGACCTGGTACACCTCGCACGACCTGCACAACCTCAAGACGGGCGTGCTCTACGCCTCCGGTGTGGGCAGCCTGGCCGACGCCAAGCGGCGCCGCGTCAAGCTGATCGAAGGCCAGTACCGCAAGCCTGCGCGCGTGCGCGTGGTGGCCGACGGGCCGCTGCGCGGGGCAATCCTCAACCCGGGCGACCATCGTCTCGGGGAGGCCGCCGCAGCCACCGGTTCGATGATCGTCGACCGGCTGATGATGCGCACGCATGTCGCGGTCTTCACCGACTCGCACCTTCTGGGCATGGGGCCCAGCCCCTACCGGCACAACCGCTTCAGCCTGACCCCGATCTGGTGCTACCGGCGCAGCCGTGACCGGTTGCCCTACGGCGTCATCAGGCGGGTGCGCGACATCCAGCAGGACATCAACAAGCGCGCCTCCAAGGCGCTGTTCATGCTCAACACCAACCAGGTGTTTGCCGAGGAGGGCGCCACCGAGGACTGGGACACCCTGCGCGACGAGGCTGATCGGCCCGACGGCCTGGTGGTCTACAAGGCCGGCCGCAAGGTCGAGGTGCGGCGCGACACCGAGGCGGCCAACGGCCAGCTCGAGATGATGGAGCTGGGCGTGCGCAGCATCCAGCGCTCCGGCGGCGTCGCCGACGAGAACATGGGCCGGCAGACCAATGCTGTGTCTGGCGAGGCCATCAAGGCGCGCCAGTTGCAGGGCTCCGTCGTCACCACCGAGCCCTTTGACAACCTGCGGCTCGCCGTCCAGGTGCAGGGCGAGAAGCAGCTCAGCCTGACCGAGCAGTGGTACACCGAGGAGCGCGTTATCCGCCTGACGGGTGCCAAGGGCGCGCTCGAATGGGTGCGCATCAACCGCCCCGAGGTGCAGGCCGACGGGAGCGTGCGCTGGCTCAACGACATCACGGCGACCGCAGCCGACTTCGTGGTGAGCGAGCAGGACTACGCCGGCACGTTGCGCCAGGTGATGTTCGAGTCGCTCAACCAGATGGCCGGGCGCCTGCCGCCCGAGATCAGCCTGCGCGTGCTGACCATCGCGATGGAGTTCTCGGACCTTCCCAACAAGGACGAGATCGCCGAGCAGATTCGCAAGCTCACAGGCGAGCGCGACCCGAACAAGCCCATGTCGCCCGCCGAAGAGCAGGCGGCCAGCGCCGAGCAGCAGGCGCAGGCCGAGGCCATGGCCATGCAGCGCGAGGCCGCTCGAGCAGCGCTCGAGGAGCAACTGGCCAAGGTGCGCGAGACCAACGCGCGCGCGGCCAAGCTCGAGGCCGAGGCCGCGGCGCTTGCGGCGGGTGACGCTGGCGCAGCCACGTCTGATGCGCTGATGGGCGTGCGCGCCGATGCCGCGGCCGAAATCGACCGGGTTTCGCAGGAGCTGCAGCGCGCGCAGGCCGAGCTTGGCAACCGACAGGCCGAGATGGATCAACGG